TCAGTAATCTCTTCAAATGGTGTGCCGCCTACTATAACTTTAATATCATCACTTTTTAGATGTCTTTTTAATGATATAGCTATTGGACATTTAGTACAATTTTCTGGTACGCCCATATCTATATCTTTTTGAGTAACTTCTATTTTCATATTATCCTTCCTATTGTTAACTTGTTTATGTATGACTTATAAAAAGTCTCTAAGCCTACCCGCAATAGATAGGCTTAAAGTCTATTTATTGAGTAAAATTAATATACTTTCTATCCATAGTAGCCTTAAAATAATCTTTTTTGCCTTGAGAATACATATACATGTATTGACTAGGGTTTGCTAAGCCCTTAGCTTTGGCATTATTAAACGCTTCCTGACTATTTCGTTGATACATGGAACTACCATCTTTAAAGTTTATTAAAGTATTAAATTTAGTCATATTTCACCTTCCTATTTTTGGTTTTAACACTAAGCCTCTACCCTTAGTGCTAAAACACTGTTTTTGTAACTACGCTGTTTTATCGTGTAACCTTGCTTGCTCTTTATCAGTTATTGCCTTCCAGCGTGCTTTGGCTTTGTTAACTTGTGCCTCAGCGTCAGCGCTCAGACCCGCCTTGAGTAAATCAAATATATCAAGGTCTTTATTCCACAGCTTTTTTGCTTTAAGGTCTCTAAGCCCTAACACAACTAAGCCTAATTGTTTTTTATTTAGCATATTTTTACCTTTATTTTAGTTTTATTAATCTTAGGAATTTACACCCGCCGCAACTGCACAACCATGAATATTCAAAGTTGCGCAGTCTATAGATTAATCTACTTAACATTTGTATTATTATTTAATCTAATACGCTCAGCATATCTAGCGTTCCTGAAAGCGGCGTCCTCAGCTTCAACTTTCTTTTTTAAAAAGTTGTAGATAATTGCATATAATTTATTCATATTTTAACATCCTTTTTGTTTACTTGTTTATTTATGACTTATAAAAAGTCTCTAAGCCTACCCAAAGCGGATAAGCTTAAAGTCTATTTATAGGCTACGCTCTAATCTTGTGCTGTATGTCCGCAATTCGTGACATAGTCGGCGCAATAAATGACTCACCTTGAAGCGTATTTCTATCTTCTACACCGAATAAAATCTTAACCGCTAGCCAATCTTGAGGCTTCAACCTTAGGCGCTTAGCCGTGATAGAACCGCCGTCAATTTCATTCAGGTGTTTGGCTGTAGTAACTGACCAATTATTAACTGACACATAAGTTGTATTATGCATAATATCAGTTACCGCCACCGGTGTAGCGTATGAGTACCAAACTTTTATTTTGTTTGGCGTGTCTGTAAGTGTGCTGAAACTAACGCCTTTAATCTTATAGCCGCCAGCGTTTGCGCTTTGTCTTATAGTGTTTTTTGTAAGCATTTTTATATCCTTTGTTTGCTTGTTTATTTGTATATTTTTAAAATTTAAAAACATATCTTTCTATTTCATACTATTAAATCAATGTCGTATGCTAAAATGGAATACCAGCTATGCGCATAACACATAGCTTAAATAAGAAAAAAACAGACACGGCCGCAACTGTGTCGGCATGTGTGTGTTAATTGTTATGATTGTCTATATTAAGTAATTATATGTAGAGACTATTAAAGTCATCCATAATATAACTAATATAGTAATACTTGAATAATACATTAGCCTTTATAAGTTAAGTTAGTTTAATAGATATAAGTAGAAGAGATATACTCTAAGTTAATACCTTAGGTACTACCTTAGGTACTACCTTAGTTAATACCTTAGGTACATACTACCCATACTAATACCTATTATAGATACACATAGTTGAACCTTTTTATATCTAATACGGGTACTTTAATAGGTTAACGCTGGGCGTGTGCTATGTGTTTGGCCGGGCGTGTGCTATGTGTATGCTATGTGTATGCTATGTGTATGCTCAAGTAAAAAAACAGACTAGCACACAAGCGCACAGTCACATTTTAAACCCTATGTCTACCCAAAGTTAACCAATTGCCCTCTATATATGGAATTGACCGGCGCAATACCTATATCATAAGGGTCATACGCTGGCGGTCTGTAGGATGTTAACGGGGAAAGCTGGCTCGCCTCTATATCGTTATACCCCCTCAGATTTTTTATTAAAATATTTTGGTTATTAAAGTACCCGTATAAGATATAAAAAGGTTACACACTATAAGGGATATACTTACTCCTTATTACCTAGACTTATTAACAAGTTACTAGCTTCTACAGCTCTATCAGGTGTCTGTAAAGACCATTTACTCACAGTTCCCTCACTGTTACCCCTTAAGACTTCCAAACCGGCTTCTTTATAGTTGCCTTCTTTTAAAGCTTTAATAGTTTTAGACCAACTACTTATGTTTGTCTCTCCCATTTGAAACACCATAGCAGTTAAAACACCAAATGCTTCAGGTTGCATGTCACTACCATCCATTATTCTGTATGCTCCATCCATAGCTTTCTTAAAATCAGACTCAAAAACAAGATTCCACCCAGCTTTATCTACAGGTGCAACCTCTCCGGGAAGCATTTTGTGTCCAAAACCGCCTGTAAGAAAACCTTCTGTAACTGCTTTATCCATATTACCTTTGTATTTTAAATTATAAGGTATAAGTTCGTAGCCTTCATGTCCTTTTACACGCTCTCTTACAACTTGCATATGCTTGTTGTTTCTAATATCTAGTTTATTATTATCCATGTTATATAAATCTGTCCTGTTTAGGTTTACGACCAATGGTGTTTTCCATGAATCTTTCAAGGTCTCTGTCCAATAAATCGTCTTTGTGTTGTTGGTAAGATAGAACGGTGTCTCTGTCCATACGTTCCACCCAATAATTAGCGGCAATAGCCAAAGCATCAATTTGGTCATCATGTCTTAAAGCTCCTCTATCTCTGGTTATCCTTGTCATCTGTCTAAACAACTGATGGTCAGGCTCAAGTTTAAAGTCTTCTTTAATAAGAATGTCATCAATAACTAATCTGTGACTATTCATTAAAGGTTCTAAAGTATCTATGATACGCTTTTCCTTTTGAATATTGTGTCTTACTTCTTCTATCTCACAAGGGTGAACACTAGCCATAATAGGCTTTAACAACTGTGTAGCCATACCATCACCAAAGTTACTCTCTATAACGACATAGTTAACATTTTGTTGTTTAGCAATCTGTGCAAGTCTGCCCATAGTATCATCTGAATATCCACCATCTAGTGAACCTATAGCAGTCAAATATAGCACTCCATGAAGCATTTTAAGCACCGCATACGCTGTTTTGTCCTCTCCACGACCTGAGGGGTCAATTGACATCACAGAGCCCTCAAAAGGCGTGAACTCAGAGCTGGTGTGCATGGGTGCAACATAATAGTCACCTTTTAAACCTACATTTGGTATATCAGGGTCTATAGCTTTAATTTGTTCTGGAGATGATGCCCATTGTAATTTTGCTGGGGCTTCTTTCCAAGTTGAACAACCTGATAGTACAATTAAATCGTTAAGTTTAAGTGGGTGTCTATTAGCATCAGACATAGTTGTGTCTAACATGAATTGTAAGTTAAACCCAGACTTACCATAAGAAGACATACGCTCTAGTAAGTCAACTGAATCAAATCTTTTAGGGTCTGTAGGTTTACCTTCATTGTCTTCTACATCTGCAATGATAGGTGCTATCTTATGACCATAACCAGTAGTTTGTTCTTTACTGGGATAAAGGGCACACCATATTCTAGTTTTAAAACCACGCTCTTCTAAATCATTATATAATGACATTTCTGTTTGTGGTGTTCCTAAAAATATAATTCTACCAATTTCAGGTTTAATAATTGCATCAAATTCTTTTACTGTCTCACCTAGTCTGTCTCTCATTAGTTGAGTCTGTGAGTTATTAGCTGACTCTACATCATCAGCAATAATTAAGTCTGCTCTTGACCCTGTAAGTTGACCAGTAATACCCATAGATTTTACTGAGGGTGCGTGTGAAGCTGTAGCCGGAGCCACATCAAAGCTAACTTTAGACTGCCTTTGGTTATTTCTAGGCTGTAAATGTTGTAACATAGGCATTTCACCTATTAATCTTTGTGTAAATGTACTAAAGTCATCAGCTCTACTCTTAGAAGCTGACACAACAAGTATATTACGCTGTGGGTTCAATAATAATTGATGACACACAAATGCTGATGTAATCCAAGACTTTCCTACACCTCTAAAGGCTTCAATTACAAGTCTCTTATTGGGAGACTGTAAGTAATCTGCTATATCGTATTGTATAGGTGTTGGTTCTGGTAAATTTAAATGTTTCCAACACAGATATAGAAAATTCTTAAAATTTTTAACTCTATTATCCATCTACATCAAACGGTACTGTTTCCAGTATGTTCGCCGGTGGTTTTATTAAAGTCTCTGAACTATAAGCTTTACAAACATCAAGACAAACTTTTAACTCTGAAGCTGTTAAAGGTTCTCCTGATTTTAATTTTGTATAAGCGTGTGTTACCAATAGTTGAGGTAATTCCTCTAGGATTGATTCCATATTAGACTGGTTATTACAATTACATGGGTTAAATTCTTTACCACATGAACATGTTGCCATATTAACTGGTCTATTTGGGTCTTCCTTGTCTATTGTATTTTTTAAAGGTACTTCTTTTGTTTGGGTTTTTTGCATGTCTTCCTTTTCTTTTTGGTGGCTTCGGTCTTGCGACAAATGAATTAAAATTTTGTTTAGCCATCTTTCTTTTCTATTAATTTACCTTTGTTAATACCTTCTTTAATAATGTAAGACTGAGTACCATTAGCACCCACATTGACTTCTTTTTTTAATACTTTAAAAAGTTCCATGTCTTTCTTTTTGTTTTTTTCTTTCGCTAGAAAAGTGTCAATTACTTTATTATCTCGCATATTAATTTAAAGGGTTTTTTAAATTTTCTTTAATTTCTTCTATTTCTAACTTTAATATTTTAAGTTCTGCTTCATTAACCTTTGCTTGTATCTTAATTTCATTAACATTAACAGGTTTCTTAGCTTCTAATACTGCAACTTTTTCTTCAAGCACAGCTATTTCTGACGCATAACTTACATCAACTGTTTTAGATGCGTTTGTTAATACATCAATCTTAGTCATAACCTCACCATACTTAATAAATCCTGCACCTATACTTCCTATAAGTCCAATAATAACAACTATGTTTGTTAAATTACTCTTAATTTGTTTAATCATTGTTATATAGCTATTAATATTAAAAGAATTGCTACTACACCGTATACCCATTTATGGTCATTCCATACATGTAACAATTGAGTTTTCATTATTTTTCTATCCATTTTTTAAGTCCTGTATTTGTAACATTAGTTTTCTTTTTTCATACTTAATTCTACTTAAGTTTTTTTGTTTAACAACCACTGGGTCATTTTGAATATAAACATCTAAAGTATTATCTGAATATAACAACCTAGTATCTTTCATTAAATCTTGATTACTATAAATATTTAGTGGCTTATAAAAAGCAACACTTGTGTATGTGTCTAAAGACATTTCATCTTTAAGCATAGCATCAAGTTTAATTAAATTTTTAAGTTCAAGATTCTTAGAAACATCTTTAACATTAACATCAACACTGTCTAACTTTGCAGTTAAAACTTTTGTCTTAGTTTCTGTTTTTATTTCTTTTTCGGCTTGTAAGGTTTCTTGCTTGGCTTCTTGTTTGACTGGGGCTTTTTCTTCTTTTGATACATCAGTTTTTTCCTCTTTTTTAATTTCTTCTTTAGTTTCTTTTTGAGCAACTTCTTTAGGCTCTTCTTTGGTTACTTCTTCTGTAACTTCTGTAAATTCTTGTCTAATAGTGTCAGATGCTGATTCAGTCTTTGTCTCAATGACCTCTTCCACAAACTCAGTTTCAGCTTTAACTTCTTCTTTAGGTTCTTCATTATAAATCTCCTTAACAAAAGTTTCAACTATCTCAGGTTTTTCGTCTTTTATTTCTTCTACAACGGGGTCATTAGTAATAATAGCCATTTCTGGCATAGGTGTTGCTACTATAATTTCTTCTTTAAACTCAAAAACAGGTGCAACAACAAGTTTTATTTCTTCAATAGGAGTTTCTAATTGAAATATTGTATCATCATAAGTTAATGTTATGTATGGGTCACGAAAATCAGCAGACCTGTGTCCATCTAAACCTCTATTATCTTCAAATAAGATTCCCATACCTAAATCATAAGAAGCACTTGTGTTAGAATTAACAACAATAGTATTTGCTACATCATGTACTGTGCCTCTTGATGCTTCATAAGTTTTAGTTTGTTCAAATACAGTTCCATTATCTAATGTTACTGATTGATTAACATGAACTTTCTGTCCACTATACCAATGAAATATCTCTCCACCAGCAGTCATCTCAAAACCATTTTCTTTTAATGCTTCTGTATCTGGAGTGTGAGTAACTTCTGTTGTATGTTCTAATCCATTCCAACCAGCTAAGTCGTTTGATGAGTGCCAACTATTAACAGGGTTATTCCAAGAGCCATCTGTGAAGTCTTGGCTAATTAGATTATTTGTTGTTATTTCTTCTGCTTTTAAACCTACAGAATTAGAAAACCATGATAATAAAAGCCACAGCAATGCACCTAATACTAATATTAATTTCATTAAATACTTTTCCCTTCTGTGCAAGTAAAGTTAACATATATTTGTTTATTATTAACATCATCTTTATGAATAGTGTCTAAAAGAATAGCTGAAGCTTTATAACCAGTTAACATACAGTTTTTAAAACTACTGTATTTTCTATCATTAGCTACAGGTT